ACATTGCCATAATTGCATCATCATGTGCACCTTTCATGTGGTCAGGTCTACCATTAACATAAACAAATGTATTCAATTCATTTAATAGACGAGATGATTTTACTTTAAAACCATGTCTTAAGTTTTCTTCAAAACTTGCAACAATTTGAGTTCTCTTATTATTAAAACTGATACCAGGTATCTTTTCTTGTGCCTTTTTATTGTATTCCCACTTGTTTTGTGAGTTAACACCATCAACGTATTGGTCTTTGTAACCTAACTCCTGTAATTTACGAGATGTTGCAATACCCATACCACCTGTTATATCAGTTGCTACGAATGCATTATATAGTGTTCCCCATTTATAAACAATAGACGCTAAATCATCAGGTGGTATCATACCAACATATTCTAATACTTGTTCACCCTCATCAAAATCAATAATACATATTGAAGATGCATCAGCACTATCACCACGAGAAACGTCAACACCCATAATATAACGATGTCCCATTACAGGTTCTTTCCAAACCCACAATGTTCCTTGCATATATTTTTCAATTGGTTCGGTAATCATTGTTTTCCTAATCTTCTCTTGTATAGTATTTGATATAACACCATCACCCGAACCTAAGAAATCACATTCTAATTCCTGTGCAATTTTTCTCTTATCGTACTTAAATTTCTTTGCCATATTCTCAAACCAATGAGAATAGGGTTTGTAACCTAATTCATGTAATTCTTCGTATCGATCCCAACCTTCATTAAGTGTGATATCCTCATCAACATATTGCTCTCTATTTAACATGTAATGTATGATATCATCCACCTTTAACCATTTAAGGTCACCAGCATAACGAGGATCTTTAAACCACCTTAAATCGGTAATTTTAAAATCATTCATTTTTCTTAGTGCTTGGTCGTATACTCCATAATATATTGGATCATAACCGTTAGGTGTTGAAATAAGTATAACCTTACCACCCGTAGACAACGATGCCATACACGCACCCCAAAAATCTTCACCAGCATCAATATACGCGGCTTCATCAAATATCAACACGGTAGGTGTGTATCCACGAAGTGCATCCGCTGAGGTTGCAACCGCTTTAACTTCACATCCGTTATTCATTCTAAAACGACTCTCTGAGTTTTTATCAGGTGAAAATCCAACATTCATCCATTCGGGCCATTGATCTAAAAAACCACGAACCTTATTAGCCATCTCAATCGCAGTATCACGTTTGTTGGCAATAATTAGAATTCTCTCGGGGTTAGTTGGTTTTGCGGTTTGGATTCTTTTAGATAACCAAGCCGCGGTTACTGTAGATACACCCGCTTGTCTGTACTTACGTGTAATGTTTTCGTTATAATTATCGTAATCATGTATAAGTTCAATTTGATCGGGGAATAACTCTAATGGTACATATCTCTTTTGAGTATTGTCAAATGTCTGTAAATATGTTTTAAGAGCATAAGGAGTGTCCTTCATGATCTTAGCATATTCTTTTAACTGTATGAGTTTCTGTTTATCCATATCCAATAAATACAAAAAAAGTGGTCTATTGACCACTTTCTTATAATTTGTGTTATTTAATTATCGTCTTCAGGAGAAAATGTAATCCCTAATGACCCTAAGAATCCTCCGAGTCCATCATCATCATCATCGTCTCCATATTCTCTATTATATTGGTCCTCTTCATAATCTTCACTCTGTAAATCCTGAATAATCTGATCAACCATATTACTTATAATTTCTTTACCTAAGGTACTTCCTTTCAGTATTTCTCTTGAAACTTTAAAAAATTCATCATTATCTAAAGATGAGAATCTTGAGAATAAGTAATTTTGAATGTGTTTCAATTCCTCACCCATAATTTTTTCAGGATAAGACTCTCTAAATTTTTCCCAAATAACAGGACCTAATCTTAAATCCCATATCTCTGATGGTAATGTATCTGTTGAATTCATAACCATTTCAGCGGCACGAGGATCGTCAGGTAAACCTTTAGTTCCCATAACTTCCATAACACCTTTAATGAGTTCGTGAATTAATGCTGGAAAGAATACTGCAGTTGCTCTAACTGTTGGAGGATCTGTTTCAGTATCAACCTCTTCTTTACCCGCAAAACTTCCACCTTCCATACCTTGTTGTACAACACCATCAGGTAATATCCAATACATAAGATCATTTACTGACATTAATATACCGTACTGAGTAAGGATGTTAGGGTTTTTTTCTTCTAATTCTGTTGCAACTAATTCAAACATGTAATGTCCTTTTTTAGATGACCCTTGAATTAATGCATTTATAAATCTTCTTTTAGCCGTCTCTTGATCAAACTGTTCAAATGCGTCGATAAAATCTTCCACATCATCTTCAGCTTCTTCAGCATCAACACCAAATTGTTGTTGTACTTCTTCTTCACTTGGTTCTTCACCTTGTTGTTGGAAACCTTCAGGTGAAATTTCACCCATACCAACTAACTTAGCATCAAATTGTAATGATCCTTCAGGTAGTGCCATTTCTTTCTTGACTAATTCTACCGCTAAATTTTCTAAGTATTCTTTGTGTTCTGATTCGAACTGTAAAACACTATTTAACATTTGTTGCATAGTACCTACAAGAGACATGAATGTACCTTGATCGGTAACATTACCTTCGGTTCCCGTATATCGTTTTACCTTCTCCACAACGTCTTTAAATCTCTTAGACGCCAATAACTCTTCCCAATTAGATGGTAACCCATCAGGGGTATCTTGTGGAAACGCAGGGTTATCTTTATAAGGTGTGTCTTGTGTTGAAAGTTTATCCTCAAGACCTGGTTCTATTCTTTCAGGGTTGTCACCATAATCTACTGGCATTTCCTTAATGTTTTTAATTGTTTCTAAAAGTGATTTTTTACTAATCATTCCGCCGCTTGTTTTAATTCAATACCTAATGATGCAAAACTTAGTTGTTTTGGTAACACCGCTTTAGGTTTTGGTTTATGTTTTGGTTCAAACGGATTTTCTCTTTTTGGTTTACCTGGTTTTGTTGTTGGTTTCTCCCTTACAGGAGCATCCGTATCAGGTTCAGATGGTTGAGGTGATTGTTCATCAACACTAAACATTCTATTAGCGTCTCCTAATGCATCTGCACTATCGGATAATGCACCAATCATTTCATACATCTCTTTCTTTGTTGTTACTTCAGGGTGGTAGTTAGATTTAACTAAACCTTCAACCCATTCGTTTACTTCGTCAACTTCTCCTTCTTGAGTGTCTTCCTCAGAAACTTCTAATTCATCCTCTTCAGAAACTTTGATTACATCTTTATCACCTACTTTACCTTTTATTGAGTCTACCTTATCTGCGGATACCTCATAAGTCGCTTCCGATAAAACTCTCTCAGATAGATCTTTTAGTTGTTTATCTGTTAGGTTTGAAAGTAATTTCTCACTTAAACCTTCATTCATAAGTTTTTTTACTAATTCTGGTCTTTTCATATCCCCATTTTAAATTTTAAATCTTCTTTTATAAGTTTGTATCCACGTCCGTCTAATTTCTTGGCCACTTTTTCAAATTTCTCACCAAAAGAAAAAGTGAGACGTTCAAACTCACTCTCATAATCAAACTTTTCCCACCCTAAGGATACAACACCATCTACAGAATCTATAATACCGAAGTAATCGGATTTTTGTATAAGGTCGAGGTTAATGTCGGTGTTCTTCAACACTCCAACAGAATCCACATATTCTAAATCGGGTGAAAGTGATTCGGGGTATGTTGATGCCGGTACATGGTACCATTCCTCTATATCAAATTCTGTTTGACTACTGAAAATGAATTCATATTGTTTCTGACCTTTATAGTCAGCTCCAATTTCATTGATATAGATTAATCTCATATCTACTTAAAGTATTTACTCAAAGTTGCATCAACATGTTTGTTAATTTCACCTTTAAGTTCATCCAAATCAAGTTCAACGTCCTCATCTACATCAGAAACAGTTTCTGCCATTCCAAGATCATTAAATTGACTAATGTCTATGTCACCACCTTCTTCAATCTCATCTTCATCAACAATTGTGTCGGTATCGATAAAACTTTCAAGTTTATCCATAACTTCATCAAGTTCAGTATCTTCATCTGAAGGAATTTCTTCATCTTCAAATTCATCATCTGACTCACCATCAATTGGTTCACCATCTTCGTCAAAATTATCAACAAAGTCTTCATCATCTTTCGATTCAAACTTTTCAGCAATATCTTCTCTATCATCTTCGTCCAATGCTTCTAAATCGACAGCAGAAAGAACCATATTAATAACATACTTGATGTCATCACTTTCCATGTTGTCTTTAACATCTCTTAATGCTTGACCTAATTTCCCTGAGAACTTTTGAACCTCTTCCATGTAATCAGATTTCTTACCATCTTTACCTTCATCTTCTAAATCGTCAGTTGGTAAATCTTCAATTGGTTCGTCACCATCTACAGAATCAATTTCGGGTCCTTCAACAGGTGCATCATCAATTGGCGCATCCATCTCTGGTTCTGCAGCAACTGGTTCAGCGGGAATATCTTCAACAGGTGCTGATGATTCACCACCTTTAGATTTTAATACGTATTTTTTTGCTTCATTAAGTGTTTCTTGACCACTTATAAGTTCTAATCGTTTTAATGCTGTTGAATAAGACGAAAACCTATTTTTATCTTTCATGAACATACCACCGATATAATCAAGGGATGATTCGTTAATACCTTTTTGTACATAGTACGAAGATCCTTCTTTAACAATACCATACATACCGTTGGTAGATTCCATAAGGAATTCCACTTTTTTGTGTGATTTGTTTTCGTTAATTGTGGACTTAGGGGTTCTACCATAGTTGGCAATTTCCATAATCCTTTTTAATTTTTCATCTACAGGTAATTTTTCACTACCCAATGGTCTAAGTTTTGACATATTAATATATTTGATTTTAACTTATTCTTTTATTATAAATACAACAATAACAGGAAAAATATTTAGTTTTCTATTGTTCTATGGATAATTTCTTATCGGTGAGTTTAGTTTGGATTCCCAACAACTCCCCTATATAACCATTTCTCCTTAAAAGTTTGAAGGCCAAATTCTCATATGAGTATTCACCACCTTTGTCCAAACCACACTGTCTAAATGATTTTAATTTCTTTTTAACCTTAGATATATCTTCAGAAACGTCATCTCCTTTCTCAAAAGATGATTTAATACCATCGATTAAATCCTCAAATACCTCCGACTTTTTAATAATCAATTCTTTATCAATTGATTGGATTGTACGTTCAGGGGTAACCACCCATTCATCATTTAAGACAGAATAGATACCCGACGCTAAATGTTTTTCATTAACATCCTGTACATATATCTCACAGTCGAACCCTTTTATTAATATCTCATGTTGTTTATTCCACAAACTTCTCTTACTATCAAAGAATTTCTTTAATAAGTCGAGGTTGTACTCTGTTTCGTTATAATCAATTAGAATGTGTAAATCAACGTCTGAGAACTTGGACCAATTGTAGTTAGCCAACGAACCAGTTAATATAATGTCATGTACAAAGAAGTCAATGTCAATAAAATTCATGAATTCTTCAGTAACGACCATTAATCTTTTTTTGATCTCATCAAGCATAAAAAATTCACCATCCTTTTCTCCGAATATGTCGGTGGACAGTGCATCTCTTATTTCAAATGATTTAACAATATCTTGATTGTTGCCAATCTCTTCGATTAACTCATCAACTAATTGAATGTTTTTCATTATAATTTCTTAAACTCATAAGTCTTTGCAATACTAAGATTGAAAAACCTACCCTGTGATTCTGCGAGTCTTAATTTGGTAAACGCTTCCCACGGGACTTTATAATACTCATAACTTCCACCACTTTTAAACGTGACGACTAATGTTCCACCTTCCGTATTGTAAGATGCAGACTTTAAATTAGATGAATCGATTTCAATTAAAATCTCTTTACCGTTGATTTTTTCTGATAGTATTGCCATAATTTTTGTATTTTAATTTAATATAACAATTTATCACGATTTAATCAAGTCAGTCTGATGTATATTATAAATATCTAAGAAATGATAAACCCCCTTACGGGGGCTATCTTAATTAACTGAAATTGTTCTTTGTGACTTTTTCTTCTTGGTTTTTGGTAGTAACACCCGTAAAACACCATCTTCAACCTTAGCGGTTATCTTCTTATCGTCTACATTTTCGGGTAAATCAAATACCCTACCAAATGAATTAACGTACTTTGAGGTCTCTTCCGTCTTTTCATGTGAAATTTTTAGTTGGTTTTCCTCCACAACTATTGATATATCTGATTTACTCAAACCAGGTACAATAAATTCAACTAAATGTTGATTGTCATCATAAGTTTGATTCCACATAACCTGACCATGTGTTTCATTTTCTTCAGCAATGTCGAAGAAGTTATCTACCATTTTAAAAAATGGGTCATTTTTAAATACTAACATAATTTTACGTTTTTTTTTATTTATTATCAATTCTCTTATTACAATATGAGTACCATTTCGTGATATATGACTTTTTGTCGGTATATTATAAAAAATCATGACTAAATGTCTTTTTAAAATAGATTTGACTTTTTGTATGATTTTCGTTATGTTTATACAAAACCTTATAATATATGTCTGTAGAATTTTTTGAAGAGGGAGCACCTCAACAACAACGTAAAGGAAAGAAGGGGAGTTCAACTCC